GAGTTAGAATCAACTAAATTCATTTATTTGCATTATATATATTAGAATTGTTACCAAAACTATTAAAATAATAAAATATAAAATTATATAGATTAATATAATTTTAATAGTTAACTTCTTTTCTTGAATTTTCACAATTACATAAAGTGAATGTAGGAAAGTGATGGTAATTATGAAAATAATGCTGAAAAGAAAATAAAACATAATTTTAAAAGTCCTTTCTAGCAATCAAAATAAGATATTAAGGATTAGTGTTTAGTTGTTTTATCCTCTATTTTATTATTATCTTTAAGTACATTGTCTGCATGACGGTCGCAAGCAGATAATGATAAAGTTGCTATCATAATAACTGCTATAATAAATTTAAATTTCACAATAAACACCCCCATATCATAGAATTAGATATCCTAGAAATGAGATTATACTTACAGCTAAAAAAGCCAATGAAATTGTTCTACATGTGTGTTTATAAGTTAGCCCTTCAGTTTGTGATAAAAAGAAACTGAAAATAAATAAAAAAATACTAATTAAAAATAAACCGATAATCACATAGATCAATGTATTCATCCCCTTAAATTAAGTTTATTTCATCTTGATCATATGCAGTAACTAAATGCGAATTATATAATTATAAAAAAATAAAATTATATAGTATTATCACGATAATAGAGATAAAAACTATGGTTAATACCGTCCACATGGTATAAGCTCTTTTGTAAATTTGTTCGTTCGCTTTTATAAGTTTATAAATATTGATGATTAACAAAATAATATTTACAATTAGTAAAATTAATAGGCATTCAATAACGAATGTCATCATCTACGCCTCCTTTGGACTTACTGTCTTTTTTCATCAATTTCTCTGGCGTATTTTTGTAATTTTCTGCGTGTTTTTATAATACTTTCCTTTTTAGGACGTGACTTCCTAAAAACATTACCTCTGTTAGTTCTCACGGTATAATAAATTTTCCTCAGTTTAACTTGATAATTAATTATTTTCATTATATTTCTCCTTTATAAATTTATATTAAAGCGTCGCTAGGACACTTATTAATCAAAAGTTTGGTAGTTATAAATAACCTTTCCTATAACTTCTATTTCATCTATTGAATCTAAATCATAAGAATTAGTTTTGAACTCATCAGAATAACTTACTGGGTCTAAATGTAACTTTGTTTCAGTACGTCTAACACGTTTTACCGTGTATTCGCCACCTAAACGAAGAACTAGAATATCATTACTATTTAACTTATAGTCTTGATTCTTCCTATAATCATGTACGATTATGTATGATCCATTAGCCAAAATTTTGTTCATGCTATCTCCATTTACTTGCAAAGCAATACATTCGCTAGGTTTACGACCATTAAATGCAAAATTTGGTGCTTTAACTGATTCATTGTCAATTGTCATTTCTTCAAAATTACCTGCAGAAACTTTGCCATAATAAGGAATATCAACTTCGCCGTCAAAATCCGGTAGTGTTGATTCTTCTACTTCACCTAAAAGATATCCTTTTGAAACATGGAATAAGCTAGATATTTTTTCAATCATTCCCATTCTAGGCTCGTTTTTACCGTTTTCCCACATTCTTATTGTGCCTTCGGAAACATCTAATTTTTTAGCCATTTCAACTTTCGACAGTCTATTATCTAATCTAATTTCTTTGATGGAATTTTTGAAAGCCATTTTAATTACCTTCCTTATATATGATGTTTTTGACACTTTTTATTATACTATGAAAAATCGTAATTGCAACACTTAAAATACGATTTTAAAAAATAAAATTACTAATTTCAAAAAAATAATTACGAAAAACACTTGCAATCGTATTTATAATTCGATATACTTTAATCAGAGCTTAACAAGGAGGTCAAAAAATGAATCACATCAAACAGAACCTAAAATTAGATGAATGGCGTAAAAGAAAAGGTTATACTCAATCATCTTTTGCTAGTAAATTAGGCATTTCGCCATCAACATATAATTTTTGGGAAAACAATCCAGAAATGATTAAACCTAAAGATGCATTTAAAATTGCTAAAACTTTAGAAGTCTCTATCGATGAGATTATTTTTTTAAAAGATGAATCGTATTTTAAATACGTTTTAGTCGAAGAAAAAGAACATCAAACAACTTAATAGGAGGAAATTGAATGCAAACATTACAAGAAATACAAATTGAAAGTAACTCAGAATTAGGAGCAGTTGTTTCCAGTCGAGTAGTAGCTAACGAATTAAATAGAACACATAAAAATGTAATTAGAGGATTAGAAAGAATTTTAACCGGCTCAAATGTGAGCTCGTTAATCATACCAAGCGAATACAGAGATTCTAAAGGTGAAAGCAGAAAAGAATACCTACTAACCAAAGACGGTTTCACTTTATACATGTTCAATATTCAAGGTCATAACGAATTCAAAATGGCTTACATTAACAAATTCAATGAGATGGAGAACGCGATTCAAAATAGATTACCTGGAACATACAAAGAGGCGTTATCACAATTACTTCAAACAGTAGAAGAAAAAGAGAAGTTAGAACTAGAAAATAACATGAACAAACAGAAAATAGCCGAATATGAACCTAAAGCATCTTATCTAGATACTATCTTGAATAATAAAAGTTTGGTCACTGTAGGCCAAATTGCAAAAGATTACGGTATGTCAGCTCAAGCATTAAACAAACTACTTCATGATTTAAAAGTTCAATACAAACAATCAGGACAATGGTTACTTTACTCAAATATTCAAGACAAAGGTTATACACATTCATCAACTACAGAAATTGAGCATAAAGATGGGAGTACATCAGTAAGAATGAATACCAAGTGGACACAAAAAGGACGTCTTTTCATCTATGAATTACTTAAAGATAACGACATCCTACCCACAATCGAACAAACAACTTAAGGAGGACTGAATATGTTGTTCGCAAACATCTGTATGTTATTAACAGTAATTTTTATGATATTGACATTAATTTTAAATATTAAAAATTAAATTTCCGATTCTTACTAAAACCTTTAATACGTTTATCAGTAATTATTTCAACTTTAGCTGGCTTTTCGTTTAAGTGATATGAAAATTCTAACTTAGCGTTAGGAATAAATGTTTCGGGACGTTTAAAAACATAACTATTGTAAGGCGAAAAAGAAGGATTAGGATATTTTAAATATTCATCTTTAGGCGTTTTAACATGAATGTGTTCCATTTGATTGCCTTTACTATCTATTAACCGAATACCATTGACAACGGTAGTTTTTGAAGAAGTGTTTGCAAGAATAAAACTAAACTGAATTAAGTTTTCGTTTTCTAATTCACAAACATCATAGTCACTTATTTCAATGCTAGGTCGATTGTTCATGAAAGTATAAACGAAACTGCCAATAGCGACTAATAAAGCTATTACAGCAATAATATTTGAAAATAAAGTTGATTGAACAAATTCCATATTTATCTGCCTCCTTGGGTTGATAAATACATTATACACGAAAGGAGCACTTAAGATGACGCAAACTTTAACCGTATCCGTACCAATTCCCGACACACACGTACTTGTCGCTAAAGATGAATACGATGAGTTAATAAATTACTCACTAGATCCAGTTTGGGACTTAAAAGAATTGAAACGCAAATTGAAAATGTCATCTGACGACACTATTAAAGACAGATTACTATTCAATCCTAAATTTGAGAAATTACTTAAAAAGCAAGGTATCGCACATTATCCAGATGAAAGTTTAAATCGTTGGAGATTCAACGCTAGAAAGATGAATAAGTTCATCGAAGAACATTTTGAAGAAATACACGGAAAGGGGAGATAAAAATGAAATCACACGACATAGCATTCTTAATCGCATTACTATCATGGATTGTACTATCACTAGCACTTACATTTGCAGGTGTCTACTTCACAACTGCATTAGGTATCGCAATGCTAATCAGTATTGCAGCGTTTGTGTTTTTCGAATATGAATTTTTTCAATTAGAGGAGGAGTAAAGATGAAAAATAATTTAAGCATGTTAATGGGAGCACAAAGAAAAACAGCTACTAAATTGTACGAAGAAACGGGTGTATCTAAAACGACAATTCATGAGTTGTATCATGAAAAACAAATTAATCCAAGTTTGAGTACAGTTTTAAAGTTGTGCAAAGCACTTAATGTGACACTAGATGAATTCTTTGGAATGGAGAGAAAATCAAATGACTGATAGAGACTTATTAAAAAAAGTTGATAAAAAAAGACAAGAACAAGGGTTAACTGTATGGAAAATAGGATATTTACTAGGCTTTTCTGACGCGTATTATAGTAAATTATTTCACGGCAAAAGAAGTGTTACAGAAAATGTTAGAAAAGAATTTATTAGATATTTAAGTGGAGACTATGATCGTATTGAAGTTCCAGAATATGCAAGAGATAACGAACAAGCTGCATATAAAAAAGGTTACAAAAAAGCTATGAAAGACTTACATGATTTTCTTGAAACAAAAAAGACTGAATGCTAGTGGGATAGCAAACAGTCAAAAAAAAGATACAAATAAATAATAATAACTAATTTAATTAAATCAAAATAAGTGGAGGTAGTCAACTATGACTAAAGAATTAAAAGATATGAATAGAGAAGAAATCACAGATTTGTTTGGAGAAAAACACAAAGAGTTAAAAAAATTAATCGAAAAAATTAAAGAAGAAACAGAATTCGAACCGTTTACATTTTCTTGTATTGGTATTTCTGAAAAAGAAAATGATGACGATTATGCTAGATCAAGTTTAATAGTTGGAAGTTCTTTTAGTTTAGTTAATTTACTAGAAGGCGAAGAAGAATTCGAACAATTATCTAACATCATCATAGCTACTAAATTAAGAAAAGCAATAATGGGGGACGAAGATGATGAATAAATTACAAGAACAAGAATTAACAAACATAGAAAAAGACGAAGGCTTTAAAGTAACCGACCTCAAATCAGCTAACTGGGTTTTTAAGAAACTTGACGCAATCAACGCTAAAGAAGATGAAATCAACGAATTAGCAAATCAAGAAATAGACAGAATTAAAGAATGGAAACAAAAAGAAACAGAAAATCTACAGAAGAGAAAAGGTTATCTTGAACAATTAGTTACTGATTATTATCGCGAAGAAAGAGAGAAAGACGATAAATTCAAACTTAAAACGCCATACGGTCAAGTTAGTTCTCGTAAAGGTTCAAAAGTGATTCAAGTTAGTAATGAAAACAGAGTCATCGAACAACTTGAGCAACGTGGTTTAACTGATTATGTAAAAGTAACTAAAAAACTTAATCAAGCTGATATTAAGAAGAATTTCGGTATAACAGAGGGCGGCACATTAATCGATGAAAACGGAGAAGTGTTGGAAGGTGCTCACATCGTTGAAAAACCAATGTCATATACAGTAAAGGTAGGCGATTAGATGTCTGAAAAGCTAAACGTTTATCAGAAATTAATTGAAGTGAAAGCGAGTATCAAAGAATTAACTAAAGACGCTAAAGGTTACAATTTCGATTACGTTGAAGGCAGTCAGATTTTATATAAAATGCGTCCGAAAATGGAAGAACATGGCTTGTTAATGTTTCCATCTGTTGAAAGTTTCGAGCACTTTGAAACAAAAAACGGTAAAGGCAAAACAGAACACGCAATTATGTTGAATATGCAATATCACATTGTAGATAGCGCGAGTAAAGAAGAAATTATCGTCAATTTTGCTGCATTTGGTCAACAACAAGATGTCGCTCAAGCATACGGTACAGCATTAACGTATGCAGAAAGATATTTCATTTTGAAGTTGTTAAATATACCAACTGATGAAGATGATCCGGACTCGAGACAGAAGAAACAGAAATACACACAAGCAGAAAAACACGATATAGAAGTATTAAAGAAAAACATTCAAGAATTTGCTAATGCGATGAACGATACAGAACAGAACGTCATGTTAAGTCTTAATATCGTTTCTTATGACAGATTAAGCGTTGCAGATACTATGAAAGCATTGCAAGAAGTCGTAGCACTTAAAAAACAATTTTTAGGAGGAAATAATAATGATCAACAACGTAACGCTAGTAGGTAGATTGACGAAAGATCCTAACGTTAGACAAACACAATCAAACGTGACAGTCGCGCAATTCACATTAGCGGTAGATCGTAATTTTACAAATGCACAAGGAGAACGCGAGGCAGATTTTCTAAATATTGTTGTATTTAGGAAACAAGCAGAGCAAGTTGGTAAATATTTAGCAAAAGGTCGATTATGTGGCGTTGAAGGAAGAATACAATCAAGAAAGTATGAAAAAGATGGGCAAACGGTTTTTGTTACAGAAATAGTAGCGGATAGCGTTCAGTTTCTTGACAGTGGTAATAAACAAAACCAACAACAGAACAATAATTATCAACCACAACAAAATAACGGTTACCGACCGCCTCAAAACAATAATTATCAGCAACAAGGTAACTACCAACCACAAAACAATGGATATCAGCCACCGCAGAATAACGGCTATCAACCGCAACAAAATAATGGTTATCAACCACCGCAACAAAATCAACAGAACCAACCACCACAAAACCAGCAACAAGGTAATCCATTCAATAACGGCTACGATATAAGTGATGATGATTTACCGTTCTAGGAGTAATGTAAATGTCGAAAATTATAAGTTATCAACAAAACTATGACGGCACTTTTTCCGTCGTCATAGATGGTGTTGATTTAGGCAATAAAGATACTTTGTTGCTCGACAACAATATTGATGTAGATGTTGATGTTAAAGTGATAGATCCGTTTTCGATAACTGGTAAACAACGAAGATTGATATTTGCACTATGCAACGACATTGAAGATTACACAGGCCAACCACGTGATTATATGCGTTATTTATTCCAAGACTTCGTAACGTTTTACTACGGTTATGACAAACGCGTTTCATTAAGCAATTGCACACGTGAACAAGCAGGACAAGTTATCGACGTGATTATCGAATGGCTGTTTAAAAATCGCATACCAATTAAATATAAAACAAGCGATTTAATGAAAGATAATAAAGCATTTTTATACTGGGCAACTGTAACAAGACATTGCGTGATATGTGGTACTGAACATGCTGATCTAGCGCACTATGAGGCAGTAGGCAGAGGCATGAACCGAAATAAGATGAATCACTACGACAAACATGTATTAGCACTATGTAGACAACATCACAACGAACAGCATGCAATTGGTGTTAAGTCATTTGATGATAAATACCATTTGCACAATAGTTGGATCAAAGTTGATGAGAGATTAAATAAGATGTTGAAGGGAGAAAAACTTCAATGACTTTAGGGCAAAAAATAAAAAGACATCGTAAGAATTTAGGAGAAACAATGGAAGAATTTGGAAAACATTTTGAACCTACAGCACATAAATCAATAGTTTCTAAGTGGGAAAAAGGTCATTCTCAACCAAATAACAAAAGATTAAAGATAATAGCAGATGAAATGAATTTGACTGTAACGGAGCTATTGGAGAGTGATTGTGAATGAAATTAGGTACAAAGATTAAAAATCATAGATTAAATAAAGGCATGAACATGCGAGAATTTGGAGAGTTTATCGACAATACGTCAGACAGTATTGTTAGTCGTTGGGAAAGAAATGTTTCAATTCCTAATCCTAAAAGATTGAAATTGATAGCAGACGACATGGGCATTACTGTTGCTGAACTTTTGGGGAGTGAGAAAACATGACTTTAGGACAAAAGATAAAAGAACATCGGATTAATTTAGGAGAAACGATGGCTGAATTCGGGCAAAGATTTAATGCAAAAAGCGGGGTTGTTTCTAATTGGGAGAACAATAAGCAAAAACCTAATAATAAACGCTTGAAAATATTAGCAAACAACATGGGCATAACTGTTACTGAATTACTAGGAAGTGTGAATAATGACGGAAAAAATAACTACTAACCTTACTGGCTACGGTCTTGTATTTAAACGAGTAATGAAAGACACGAATATAAGCATTGAGGCAAAAGCACTTTATAGCTATCTTTCTTCATATGCTGGTGCAGACGAAAGCTCATATCCTAGCGTCAAATTAATTAAACACGAGCTTAACATAGGAAAACAACGTTATCAAAGAGCTAGAAAAGAATTAGAAAATGCAGGCTATCTACAGGTAGACAGAAAACAAAACGGCAACATATATGGCAGTAATTTATATACGGTCTACCATAATCCTCGACAGGTTGATTCCCAACCGGTCGACAGTCAACCGGTTGAAATTCAATCGGTCGACAACCAGCCCACTACAATTAACAGTTTTACAATTAACAGTTCTACAAATAACAGTAACACAATTAATAATAGCGCAACTGAAGTTACGCGTGAGCGTTTTGAGGAGTGGTGGAAACTTTATGACAAAAAGAAAGATAAGAAACCATCTTACACTAAATTCAAATCTTGCTTAAAGAAACATTCATTTGAACAAATCATGCAAGGAACACGCGAATATTTAAAAACAATTAAAGATAAACAATATCAGAAGTATCCTAAGACATTTTTAAATAGTGAAAGTTATATGAATGACTATAGTGAAGAATTGCAGACAAACGGAATGAGCCAATTAGAACGAATGAAATATGATGAAAGTTATTGGAATTAGGAGGGATAACATGAAAAGAATGTTAAGCCCGAAAATTAAAGAAACATTAAAGCAGTATGAGGCTGATGAGATTGAATACGGATTGTATTGTAAAAAATGCGGTAACAAGTACGACTTATACAAATACGCACCTACTGAAAACAAACCTAATGGCTATGAATATAAAGACGGTTGCGAGTGTTCGTTGATTGAGCAAGGTAAGAAAGAACGTGAACGTAATAGACAACGATACATTAGTAAGCTATTTAATCAATCCAATGTTAATCCAGCCATACAAAACGCAACAGTGAGAAATTACCAACCTACAAGTGAAACACAGGTTAAAGCTAAAGAAACAGCTATAGAATATGTTCAAACATTTTCTACAGATGAACCAAAGTCATTAATATTACAAGGATCATATGGCACAGGCAAATCACATTTAGCTTATGCGATATCAAAAGCGATTAAGAAACAAGGTTATTCTGTCGTGTTTATGCATATACCAATGCTCATGGAACGAATTAAAGCAACTTACAACAAACAATCTGAAGAGACAACAGACGAACTCGTTAAATTATTAAGTGACGTTGATTTGCTCGTTCTTGATGATATGGGCGTTGAAAATACTGAACATACTTTAAACAAACTATTCAGCATTGTTGATAACAGAGTAGGTATGAATAATATCTTCACAACTAACTTTAGCGATAAAGAATTAAAACAAAACATGAATTGGCAACGTATCAATTCACGTATGAAATATAATGCTAGAACTGTAAGAGTTTTAGGCGATGACTACAGGGAGCGTGACGCATGGTAACGATAGACGAAATCAAACAAAATCTTGAGTGTTCTGATGTGTATGCTCAGAAACTCATAGACGACGCACAGGGCGACAAAAAGAAGTTAGAAGATACTTATTATCGGAAACTAGCAGAACGTCGTATACGCCCTGCTATCGTCGAATATTAGGAGGTATGACATGGCTTTAAAAGATAAGTTTTATCTATTTGATAGTAAAGGTAACAAAATGATTTCAGTTATTCCTAATAATAAAACTGGTTTGTACAGAGTGAGTGGCATTGTCAAAACGTATTACGAAGGTAAACGATGGTATTTAACAAACGAAGAATTAGAAACGTTCATCAATAACGAAAAGTTAACTAAAGGCCATCAGACGAACCTATTTGAATATTTGTAGGAAGTGAAACGCATGGCAGAGGAACGAATAGATTGCGAAGTAACAATCAAAGTTATCGTATCAGCAAATGTTAATGACAAAGAACGATTTATTGAAGATATACAAGAAGATCCAACGGAAGTATTTGAGAAGTATCACAGAATAAACGATGTAGAAGTGGAGGAATTCTAATGACAGAAATCGAAAGAGTAAGGGTTGAAGATTTAAAGGAAAATGATGTAATAAAGTTTCAATTAGCAGGACCTATGTTCAGTTTGACGCATAAAGCTATCGTTAACCGTGTATATGTTAAAAGCGCAACTTTCGGCATTAAATGGTACGCCGAGATTGTAACAGATAGCGGTAAGGCAATGACGATCAATGATGATTTTGACTTTGTAAAAGTAAACGAACCATTTACGCGTAAGTTTGATATGGATAAGCGACCATCACATTACGAAGGCAAAGACGGTATCGATGTAATTGAATTCTTATATCAACAACTACCGTTTGAAGAGTTCAAAGGTTTTATGAAAGGCAACATGATTAAATATCCAGTTAGAAGTGGCAGAAAAAATGATGAGATCGAGGATATTAAAAAAGCAAGAAACTACGATGATAGATTATTAGAAAAGTTGGAGATTGATTAAATGACGGTAACACTATCAGATGAGCAATATAAACAAACTTGTAAAAATACATTTAAATTATTAGGCAAACTTCACAAAGCGTTAAAAGAACGTGACGCGTACAAACAACAACGTGACGAACTTATCGAAGATATAGCTAAGTTGCGTGAGCGTAATGCAGAGTTAGAGAAGAAAGCGAAGGCATGGGATAACTACTCTGAGAGTGTGAAGGAAGATTTAGTAAACGAATTTGGTAAAGGCGATAAAAGGGTTCAACTCGGAATGGAATTAAACAATAACATTTATACGGAGGAACAAAATGACTAATCAATTAACAGTAGATCAATTAGAAGAGATTATTAGACAACAGTTACTTACAGCATATCATCAATATGGTTTAAACATGTATTTAGGTTGGGACATGGACAACGTTCTTATCGAAATTAATACACTAGAAAAAATAGTAAATGGAATTTGTGAAGCTAAAGATATTACAAAAGAACAATTTATATTAGGAGGACAATAATGACTAATCAATTAACAGTAGATAAATTAGAAGAATTATTACAAATACAAAAGGACTTTGATAGCAGAATACCGACAATTAATTTACAAGATAGCAAAATTGCTTATGTGGTCGAATTCTTTGAATGGTTTAATACATTGGAAACGTTTAAGAATTGGAAGAAGAAACCAGGTAAACCGTTAGACGTGCAGTTAGATGAGTTGGCAGACATGTTGGCGTTTGGATTGAGTATTGCGAATCAACAAGCAGACGATATAGTAGAGATTTTGGATTATGTAGAAGATGGCGGTTTTACCGATTATATAGATAGCGTTGAAATTGATTTTAATAACAGTGATATAGTTGATGAATTTATGTCAGATATAGACGAATTATATAACGGTTGGTTTAGTATTAATTTATTCTTGCCTTTCGCTATTGCAATCCAATACTACTCTATCAACCAACTCATTGAAGCCTATAAAAAGAAAATGGAGCGTAACCATGCAAGGCAAGACGGAACAGCAGACCAAGGCAAAGGATATGTTTAAGATGGTTTCGGATCAACAGGATACTAAAGATATCTATGAACGCGTTAGGGAGGTGCTGGGGAAATGAGTATTTTAGAAATAGTAGCAATTATAGTTTGCAGCCTTATACTCGAATTTTTAATAAATCACAGGTTTATACATGTGAGGCTAGATGCGATAGCTGAATTAGGTTGTATTATTCTTACAATAATCATCTTAGATATCGGTTACCAAAGTAAAGGTCATTGGGTACTTGCAATTTTAACTCTCTTTTGCGTCATGATTAGAAAAATTAGAGATATCAATTTAAGCAAGGAGTGAGTGGGAATGACACAATACCTAATCACAACATTCACAGATAGCACAGGCTTACCTCACAATCATGTGACTAAAGCTAGAGAGAATCAAACGTTTATGGTGGTTGAGGCAGAGAGTAAAGAAGAGGCAAGGAAGATATATGAGGAGGAAAGACATGACTAAATACACTTGTATAAAACCAGTTGGTATAAATGGCACGATAGGGTATTTGCCAGGTGATATTGTTGAAATTAAAAAGATGAAACATCCCATTATTTTAAAAAAGGGAGAAAAATGTTCATACAAAGAAGTTAAGTCCGGAGAATTGATGAGTAAAAAATATATCAAAGAAAACTTTAAACAAGGTGATTATCAAAACGAAATGATTAAACACATTTCAAAACTAATATTCACGTTAGCAATGTATGAGTTAGGTAAATATGTGACGGAACAACTATTAATTAAATATACAGCTAATGACGATATCGACACACCACCACAAGATTTTAATCAATTTGATCATATTCATTTGAACGCTGAGGTGTCGGATTGATATGACGAATATGAATGAAGAACTGATAAAACGATATCGAGCTGCTTTTCAAGTATTGGAAGAAAATGGAATTAGTTTTGATCCGATAAAAAATCTCTTGGAAATAAATGCAGATAAACTTATATCTCGTATGTCAGAAATGAATAGCCCTAATATCAAAGAAAGATACGAAAATATATATCCAGAACGATTACCAAAGCCACAAAAAGGTACTGACAGCATGACTAAGCGAATACTTTATTATTATCAACATGACACAGATGACGGTGTTTATAGTTTTTGGTACGACGAAGATGGTTTCTTATATCATCATAGATACCAAAGAAGAAAAGAGGGGTAATCGATGGACTGGTATATTGTATTAATCCCACTTCTATATTTAGTTTGGATAGTTATTAAAAGCAGAAATGAGCGAAAGTGATGAACATTTAAGATTAATCAAGAATGGAGGGAACCGATTGAGTAGAAAGAAGAAATACGGATTGAAGTTGTCTACGGTTCGAAAGCTTGAAGATGAACTATGCGACTATCCGAATTATGATAAACGCATTCGCGATATTAGAGAACAGGCACGTTACCCATATATCAGAACCGACACAAATATTGGTGGCGAACATAAGCCATCTAACTCATCTAAAGTTGAGATGGTCGTGACGAACTACTTGAGCGATATAAGGCTAGGTAACATTAAAACGTATAAAACAGCTATTGAGCGAGTGTTTAACAGGTCGTCAGAGAAAGAGAAAGACGTGATTAAGACTTACTACTTCGGACAGAAAACAATGGCTTATACGTGCGATGAGACGCATATATCGGAAAGCACATTCCACCGAATCAAGAAGAAAGTTATAGTGAGATTGGCGGAAGAACTCGGAGAATATTGAAAGTTGACAGTAAAATGACAGTTTTTGACACCTAAAAAGCGATATTATGATAGTGTAAAGTATTTATATATTTTACAGAACCATGACACCTCTCTTCGATAATAGAGAAAAAAGTGTTGAAAAATTAGATTTGGAAAAAGATAAAGTGACATTAAAATACTTTGATTTAGATAGATACGACGAAGAAAAAAATAAAGTAATAAAAAACCATAACATTAGTAAGTTGTCATTTAAGTTAAAAGGTTGGGACGAACCGTTTGAAATTAGCAGTAGTGATATAATTTCTAGATCGCCTAAAAAGGAATTAGAAGAAATCGCAAAAATATTATTGTAAACAGCTTTTTGCCCGTTATGGGCATTTTTTTATGGGAAAATTTAAAGATGGAATTACCGTGAAAGTGGTGGTATATGAAATGAATAAATTGAATAAACGGCAGAGAACATTTGCAGAGGCGTACGCTATACCTGGAACAGACTGTTACGGCAATGCGACTAGGTCAGCTATAAAAGCAGGTTATAAAGAAAGTAGAGCAGAAGTCACAGGGAGCGAGTTAGTAAGGAACAGTAAGATACAAGAGTACATCAAGGGGGTAGAGGAAAAACTCTTTGATGAACAAATCATGACCGGTAAAGAAGTGTTGTATCGTTTAACCAGAACAGCAAGAGCAGAAACGGTTGAGATTGAACCGATCGTTACTAAAAAGGGTACCTATAAAATTAATCCTAGCACCGAAAAACATAATTTAGTTTATGACGAAAGCATTGAGTTGGTTAAGAAACCACCTAAGATTAGCGATCAAAACAGAGCGTTAGAGCTATTAGGTAAACATCATAAGTTATGGACTGAGAGACAAGAAGTTGAGCTAACTACACCTATATTCGTAGACGATGTGCCAGAAGATGACTAACAGAAAGCTCGTCAGTCCATCAAAAGTAATTGGTGGCGGGTACAACAGATTTTGGCACAACAAAGACATGTACAGGGTAGTTAAAGGCTCAAGAGGTAGCAAAAAGAGTAAGACGACAGCACTTAACTTCATTTACCGGTTAATGCAATACGAATGGGCTAATTTGCTCGTTGTAAGACGTTTTAGTAATACTAACAAGCAATCAACATACACGGATTTAAAGTGGGCAGCGAATCAATTACATGTTGCTCACTTATTTAAATTCAACGAAAGCATGCCAGAAATAACTTATAAACCAACCGGCCAGAAGATACTGTTTAGAGGTTTAGACGATCCGTTAAAGATAACTTCTATCACAGTAGATAAAGGCATACTATGTTGGGCATGGTTTGAAGAATGTTACCAGATTGAAACGTTTGATAAGTTTAGTACCGTAACCGAATCAATTCGAGGTAGTATCGACGCACCAGATTTTTTCAAACAGATAACAGTGACATTCAACCCGTGGTCAGAACGTCATTGGCTCAAACGTACTTTCTTCGATGAAGATACTAAACTAAAAAACACGTTTTCGAACACAACAACATTCAGAGTTAATGAGTGGTTAGACCAAGCCGATATTGACCGTTATGAAGATTTATATCGTACTAATCCACGACGCGCAAGAATCGTCTGTGATGGCGATTGGGGTGTTGCTGAAGGCCTTGTTTACAATAACTTTGAGGTTGTTGAGTTTGATTGGTTTGCCAAGTATAAAGAAACACAATTGAAAGTACATGCTATCGACTTTGGTTTCACAAACGACCCTACTGCATTAGTTAGTGTGGTCGTCGATTTAGATAATAAAGAATTATATATATACGATGAACATTATGAGAAAGCAATGGTCACCGATGAGATATACAAAATGATTGTCGATAAAGGTTTGAAAGACGCAGAGATAAAAGCAGATAGAGAATTGCGATTGATTACAGAGTTACGCAATAAAGGTATTAGCAAAATAAAAGCAGCGTTTAAGCCAGGCGGTTCGATTATGGCAGGTGTTCAATATGTGCAAGGCTTTAAGATATACGTCCACCCATCATGTGAACATACTATCGAAGAGCTGAACACATACACGTTCGACCAAGACAACGAAGGTAACTGGTTAAACAAACCGATAGATAAGAACAATCACGCACTAGACGCATTGCGTTACAGTCTTGAAGATTTAATATTCAAACGTACCGAAAAAGAAGATGTGAACGATTTACGTCGCATGAAAGGAATGTTAAGAGGTTAATGGATAATAGATATAAAGAATTAGTTAATAAAGCTAGGTTCTCGAGAAATGCTAACGATGACTTTTTAGTCGAAGATATTGACGAGTTGCTACAAGAAGAAACACTAAGGGACTTCGTTAATAAGCACAAACAAGACCAAGTACCAAGATTAGAAACGTTGGAAGATTATTACCTAGCACGTAACACTGGTATATTGAGCGGTAAGCGTAGACTAGATGATACTAAGTCAGACCATCGTGTTGTTCATAATTTTGCGAAGTATGTGTCACGTTTCATTGTTGGTTATCTGACAGGTAATCCAATCACAATTACGCACAAAGACGAAAATACTAACGCGAAGTTAATCGAACTAAACGACCATAATGACGCAGACGCAGTTAACAGTGATTTAGCGTTGAACTTATCAATTTACGGTAGAGCATATGAAATCGTTTATCGTGATTTCGAAGATAAAGACACGTTTAAGTTATTAGATCCAAAGAATACATTTGTCGTTTACGATATGACTTTAGATAAAAAAGTTGTAGCAGGTGTACGCTATTACGAGAAAGAAAACGCGCAAAAGATACCCATTCAACACATCGAAGTATATACAAGCACTGATATTCATTACATTCAGATTAATAACGGTAAGTTTCAAACATTCGAATCTGTACCGCATTACTACAATGATGTACCAGTGATTGAATATCTTAACGACCAATTCAAACAAGGCGATTTTGAAAACGTGTTGAGTAAGATTGACGCATACGATAGCGCTCAGTCTGATACAGCTAACTATATGTCAGATTTAAATGACGCAATGTTAGCAATCATCGGTAACATGGAATTAGAGGGCGATGATGCTAAAGCATTTCAAGACGCAAACATGGTACACATCAGACCGTCGATGAATGCAAATGGTAACGAAGGTAAAGCAGATGTTAAATATATCTATAAACAATACGATGTAGCGGGGACTGAGGCATATAAAAGTCGTTTGCAGAAAGATATACACAAAGAAACGAACACACCAGACTTAAATGATGAAAACTTTAGTGGCGTTCAATCCGGTCAAGCTATGCAATACAAATTGTTTGGGCTTGAGCAGTTAAGAGCGGTTAAAGAACGCTTATTTAAAAAAGGTCTGATGAAACGTTACAAATTGTTATTTAACAACATCAACATCGAGAACTTAACGCAATTATCTTACAAAGAAATTGAGATACAGTTTTCTCCTAACTTACCGAAATCGATGATGGAATCAATTGAGGCGTTCAATGCGGTTCATGGTCAGATTTCTGAATCGACTAGCTTATCGTTACTCGACTTCATCGATGATCCTAACGAAGAACTTGAGAAGATGAAGAGGGAGCGCGAGAAAGAAGAAGAACAATCTGACGCATTAGCTTATCCAGAAACAGAGGTTCAACTATCAAACGAAAAAGTAGATGATGAAGATGACAGAGGCTAAAAAATATTGGATTGAACGCGCACAGAACACAATTGATAGCGAAGTAGTACAAGACGCTAAAGTGGTCGCAGAAATAGAGCGTATTATTGCATTAATGTATGCAGAGATAGCAAAAGAATTGTTAGCATTCTACGCTAAATATGCGACGTCTGAGGGCATTTCTATTTCAGAGGCTAAAAAGGTTATCGACGAGTTTGATGTTGTCTCATTCAAAGGAAAAGCTAAAGAGTATGTAGAAACAAAAGACTTTAGCGAGAAAGCTAACAAAGAACTAAAAAAGTACAATACTAAGATGTATGTTTCACGTGAGCGAATGTTAAAACAAACACTCGACTTAACCGTAAAAAAACACGGTTATCGAGTAGAAAAAGAAATCGAAAAAGGTTTAGTTAATGCGATTGAACGTGAAACGAAACGACAATCCGGTATTTTAGGCGATGTGAGTATTAAAGACCGTCACATTAAAGCAATCGTTAACAGTAACTTTAAAGGCGCAACATGGTCAAAACGGTTGTGGCGTGATATGGATAAAGTACGTAAAGAGGTCGAACGTATAACTACTAACGTGGTTGCACGTGGTCGCCACCCAAACGAATACGTTGCTGAGTTTAAGAAGAAGATGGGCGTTAGCACATATGAGGCTAAACGTTTACTTATTACTGAATCAGCACGTGTTCAAACCGAGGCACAAAAGATATCGTATCTCGAAATGTTGGGAGAAGATGGCGAATACACTTACGTTGCTAAGCTAGATAACAAGACCAGTGATACGTGCAGAGGTATGGACGGTAAAACGTTCAAAGTGAAAGACATGACACCAGGTGTGAACGCACCACCCATGCACGCACATTGCAGAAGTACAACAATGCCTAAGATTACGAATTGGCGTGATAAATTCTACGCTAAAAACAAAGGTAAATATTCCGGTAAAAAGTGAGGTGTTAAACATGAGCGTTCAAGAAAGACTTGATAATGTTATCGATGAATACTTACAAACATTCGCACAAGATCCTAACGACATTCTTAAAGACAACATGACCGATTTAGAAAAGGTTGAGTTATTGGAGAAAGCAATACAGGAGGGCGACCCTAATGTCAAATTATGATAAGCAAGCTGTTACTGCATTAAATGGTATTTGGGAAGAATTAAGAAAGCTAAACGAAAGTAAGCCGACACCTAAGCCAAAGCGACAAGAAGAAAAAGAGAATAAGAAATCGTTTGAACCTAAAAACTTTATTTAGGTTCTTTTTTATGTCCGAACCATGCTCATGACGTTAAAAGGCGCAAGTGTATATAGTCCAAACCATGCAACGACTTAAAACTTATCAAGAGTAAACAAATGAGGTGTAATCAAATGGATATCCAAGATAAATTAAAACTTAAATTACAATTCTTTGCCGATGAATCTAATGAGGTTGATGAAAATAACGATGAAACAACCGGAGAAGGAGAACGCAAAGAAAAAGACGAAAAGACTTATTCAGAAGAAGAATTTAACCAACGCTTAAACGATGAGTTAAAACGTCGAATGAAACAAAAGGAACAAGAAAAGCAAGACGCCATTGAAGAGGCTAAAAAGCTAGCAAAGATGAATAAAGATCAACAAGAACAATATGAGCTTGAAAAAGTGCGTAAAGAAAATGATGAATTACGCAATAAACAAGCACGTTATGAAATGCGTGATATTGCTCGTAAAATGTTGAATGAACGTGACATTAAAGCAAATGATGAAATTTTAGACTTTGTGGTTTCTACCGACGCAGATGAAACACAAGAGAAGATTGAATCGTTCTCTAAAATCTTAAACGATATGGTACAAGCCAAAGTTAAAGAATCGTTACGTCAAGGTTCTCCGAAAAATGTTTCATCTAGCGGTATGTCAAAACAAGATATTTTAAACATTAAAGACGATATGCAAAGACAGCAAGCTATTGCACGCAATCGTCACTTATTTAACTAAAACGGAGGTTATTAATTATGCCAGAAAACAATTTAATCGATGTTCAAGCGTTAGGCGAGGCTAAATCAATCGACTTCGCTAACAAAATGGGCGAAAATTTAAACAAATTATTTGAGGCTTTAAACATTACAAACAAAATTCCTATGAACGTAGGTACTGCATTAAAACAATATCGTTTTAAAGTAGATCCAACAGGTAACAATGACGGTATCGTAGCGGAAGGCGACGAAATCCCATTAACTAAAGTTGAACGTGAACAAGTCGACATCACTGAATTGAAATTCAAGAAATTCAGAAAGTCTACATCAGCTGAGGCAGTACAAGCACATGGTTACGATTTAGCAGTTAATCAAACTGACAATGAGTTATTACGTTATGTGCAAAAACGTTTCAGAACAGACTTCTTTGATATGTTACGTGCAGCTTTAAACAACAAACAACGTACGAACAAAGCTAAGTTGGAAGGTAAGAACTTGCAAGGTGCATTAGCAAAAGGACGCGCCAACTTATCTGTATTATTAGACACAGAAGTTACACCAATCGCTTTAGTTAACCCTAACGATGTTGCTGGTCACATTGCTGATGGATTAATTAACTCAAGCGGTTCTTTCTTCGGTTTAAACTTATTAACTACTTATGTTGGTGTGCGTGTAATTGAATTCTCTGATGTACCGGAGGGCGAAGTTTGGTTAACAGTTGCAGAAAACTTAAACGTTGCTTATGCCAACCCACGTGGCGAATTATCTCGTGCGTTCCCATTCGCAACAGATCAAACAGGTTTCGTTGGTGTGTTACATGACATCATCTCTAACCGCTTAACTACTGAGACAATTATGGCGCATGCAATTTCTATGTTCCCAGAAAACATTGACGCAGTAGTTAAAGTTGATATCAAACCAGAAAAGGCACAAGCTGCGACACCGGCTCAATAAGTTAAAGAAGGTGCTAGCGCATGGATTATTTAAAGAAAGTTAAAACTCGTATTGGATTAACTGATGATTTACAAGATGAGCAGTTAAAAACGATAATTGAAAATGTTGAGGCTGAACTATTATCACGCATACCAAAGCAACCAGATGACAATATACCGTCTGAACTAGACTTCATTGTGATTGAAGTGTCTAGCAAACGTTATAATCGAATAGGTGCAGAGGGTATGACATCAGAAAGTGTAGATGGTCGCTCAAACAGTTTCGAGGCAAACGATTTTGACGCTTATGATAAAATCATCGACGCCCTTTTTCCAGTTGATACACTTGAGCGCAAAGGTGGTATCAGATTCTATTGAGATACAACAAACGTGTTCAATTTGCCGTTGAAACTAAAGGGGCGTACAATCCGAAAACGAATAAAACCGAAAAAGTTGAACGAGTATATGACCCGATACCATGTAACATTAGTCCATTGTCTGTAGAGAAAACTGTTGTTGAGTTTGGCGACATCAAGAAAGCTATCAATATCATTCGTTTAAACGGTCATTTTGAGGCGAAAGTAACTCATGCCTATATTAATGGTGTTAAGTATTTAATCGTTAAGAAAATCAACTATGAACATGACACAGTGTTCTATGTTGAGGAGGTTAAATAATGCGTGTTGATGGTATAGATGAGTTGCTAGGCGCATTGCATACGGCACACGATGACATTGATGATGACGCTGATGAGATTTTACGTGAAAATGCAAATGACTTTGTAGATGACACTGTTTTAAGTGCAAGAAAAAACTTTGTTAAAGGTTACTGGACTGGTAACCTAGCACGACAAATTGAAAGTGCGAAAAACGGTCATTTAGAATATGAGGTTACTTCTCAAGCAGGTTATAGTGGTTTCGTTGAATATGGCACGAGATATATGGAACCAGAAACGTTTATGAAACCAGTATATGAGAAATTTATAACTCAAATAAACGAAGATTTTGAACGCCTTCTAAACGGTTAGGAGGTGTTTTTTTGCAATCAGCTAAGCTACAGTTATTTAACTATTTATATGAGCAATTTCAGTCATTAGGAGTACCAGTCATTGAGACAAAAGAATTGAACCAAGAATTACCATATCCATTCATCGCCATTCAAACAGTTAACGACCATATCTCACGCTTAACTTTCGACAGTTTCGGTGGTTCCCCAGTGCTACCGTGCACATATGGTCAGTAAGTGATGATAAAGGCGCGAATGATGAGTTATATATGCAGGTTCAAAATATATTATTGAATGATATTTCATTAGATGGTTACACGTTAACGCAACCTAACCTAGCAGTTAATGAAATGACTGTTATAGAAACAAACCAAGAATTATTACACACAGTTATAAACATTGAATATAACGCACACTAGCAACTCGTTTAGTCGAGTTGCTTTTTTTATTACTATAAATTGGAGGTATTAACCTATGGCAATTAAACAGGGTACTGATGAATTAATTTTACTTCGTCCGGTTGGCGCTAAAGAGGACGCTGACAAAGTAATGTGGATTACAGAAATGGAACGTGAAACAGAAAAAGACCGTGACACAGAGGCAACTATGGACGGTTCTGTTAATAGCGGTGGTTCTTTAGAAAGTACAGTTACATGGACTTGCTACATGAATCATGATGACACGTTAGCAGATGAAGTTGAGGACGCTACTGAGGAGGATAGACCTTATGAAGTTTGGGTAATCAACAAACGCGTTCAAAAGAACGGTAAATATAAAGCTGAATATAGACAAGGTTATTTCAATTCGATCACTCGTTCTAACGAGGCTGATGGTATTGCAGAGTTTGAAGTTGAATACGGCGTTTACATGAAGAAAATTCGTGGTTGGGCTACATTACCGGACGTTATCGAGCAAAACAAAGCTCAATACGGTTTCCACGATACAGTTGCAAGTGATCCGGCAAATGACGGACTTGCCGAAAGTATTCCGCAACCAAACGAACCATCAACAGCTACTAAACCAACATCAGACAAATAATTATGAGGGCTTAACGCCCTCCTTTTTTATTAAATAAACAAATTAAAGTGAGGTTATTACATTATGCATATTAATTTTAACGGTCAAGAATTAGAGTTATCTTTCGGATTAAGATTTGTGAATGAAATAGATAGAGAGTTAGGATTCGACGTTGACCAAATGGCAGTCGGTCAAGGTTTAAATTTACTTATTCCTAACTTAAAAACAAACAACATTGCAGCATTATCAAAAATTGTTAAAGCGGCAGTATCACATCATAAAAAAGCACCTAAAACCGATGAAGATTTAGAAGAAGTGTTAAAAGATATCATCGAGAATAAAGGGCTAGAAGAATTTTGTGAAGAAACTATCGAGGAACTGGGAAAGAATGTGTTAACCCAAAACCTAGTGCCAGACGAGTACAAGAAGAACAAGAAGAAGAAATAAACGATGATGATGTAATGACGTATGATCGTCTAATTGTTCTATGTATGAGTAAGTTGAAAATATATAACTTAAAAGATATAGAAACGATGACGTTACGCGAATTTAATTATCGAATGTGGGCGCTTGAATATGAACAACTTGATAAAGATATGGAAATGTATAAGCTAGCTTTTGCTATTCGTGACGCACAAGCAGAACAAAATGTAAAAGGTGGCAAAAAAGGCGAAATGGAATACAAATTCAGTAACGCCGATGAAATCATCGATTATCAAGCGAATGTTAAACGTCTTAATAAAGGCGAGCCGCTCAAATTCGGTAGTGAATCGAAGTTTGAAGATAATAAACCAAACAAAGACTTATTACAAATGATTGCTAACTTTAATAAAAAATAGATTGGAGGTGTGTAGAACGTGGCAGATTATCAAATTAGTACGACTTTGAAGGCTGATACAGATAAGTTTAAGCGTGAGTTTAGAAAAGCTATCGGCGATACAGAACACTTTAAAGCAGTTGCTGAGAGTATCAAAGATATAAAACTAGACGCAGATACGACAGGTGTGACAAAAGGCGTTAATGAGGCTAAAAAAGCGATTGAGAGTTTTGAACAAACGCATGCTGACGCTGATCTAACATTAGATATCAAAGAAGTGAAACAAAATTTTGAAGTTGCTAAAGGTTATTTAGATAACTTTAAAACTAGAAAGAGTGAGGCTAAGTTAGACGCTGACATTTCTAAACTTGAGACTCAAATTCTAACTGCGCAAAATGAATTGAGTATGTTAGAAAGAGAACACCCATCAGTCGAAGTTGACGCTAAAATTAACAAACTTCAAGAAAAACTAGCTATAGCCGATGAAAAGTTAGAAAAACTTAATTCTGAAAAAGCTAAAGTCGAGGTTAAAGCAGAAGTTAAAGAGGCGCTTGATGATTTTAGAAAAGTACAAACGTATATTGAAAAATTAGATGGTAAAGACATTAATACAATAGCTGATGTAGATATCGAAAAAGGATTAGCTCATATCAAAACATTAGAGGCTGGTTTGAAGTATATCGACAATAATGTTTATGACGCTCAATTAAGTGCAGACGCTACAAGAGCAAGAGAACAAATCACTTCGGCAAAAAAATCACTGAATGACTTTGCTCGACAACGCGCTAAAGCCAAACTTGAAGTTGATCAAAGAGCTCCAGTCGCTCAAATTCGTATCTTTAAAGCGATGTTACGTTCAATACCTAATGTTGTACGCACACGGCTTGTTGTTGATGAGAAGAAAGCCGTTGGAGGCTTAAAAGCATTTCATCAAGGTTTAGAAAACGCTAATAACGTATTAGATACTGTGGCGAATGACATTCGCACATTCGGTACTGTATTCAGTAACATGATTAAAGGTGTCATGTTATCTAACATCTCATTACTTGTTCCGGCAATTGCGAGTATCGTTCCAGCTCTAATGGCAGTGTTAAATGCAGCAGGTGTTGTTGCTGGTGGTGCAGTTGGCATTGCAGGATCATTTGCAGCAGCAGGTGCAGGCGTGGTTGGCTTTGGTGCTATGGCAGTATCGGCATTGCAAATGGTCGAGAATGGTACGTTACAAGCAACCAGTGAAGTTAAGAATTACCAGAGCGCAGTAGATGGACTTAAATCAACATGGGAAGGCTTAATCAAACAGAATCAAGCAGAGATATTTAATACGTTAGCAAATGGCGTTAATACTGCTAAGGTAGCGTTAAAAGGTTTAACACCATTCCTAACTGGCGTTTCTAAAGGAATGGAACAGGCAAGTGCTAAAATGCTCGATTGGGCTAAAAACTCACAAGTAGCACAAAAATTCTTCCAAATGATGGGTACTACTGGTGTTAATATCTTTAACAATATGTTAAATGCGGCAGGTCAATTTGGCAGTGGCATTATTAGCGTGTTAACGCAGTTAGCCCCATTAGCCGAATGGGTATCTCAAGGATTCGTTAAAATGGGCGCAGCATTTAATAAATGGGCTCAAAGCACAGAAGGTCAGAACGCTATTAGATCATTTATCGAATATACGAAACAGAATTTACCATTAATCGGTCAGATTTTCGGTAATACGTTCAAAGGTATATTCAACCTAATGAAAGCATTCGCACCTAACACACACATCATTCTTTCATCATTAGCGCAAATGTCTGCCAAGTTCGCAGAATGGAGCGCTACCGTAGCAGAAAGCGACGGTTTTAAACAGTTCATTCAATACGTACAAGAGAATGGACCTAAGCTCGTAACTTTAGTCGGTAATATTATAAGAATACTTATTGCGGTTGGTACTGCAATGGCACCATTAGCCTCTGCGGTATTAAATGTTGCAGTAGCGATTACAGGCTTTATTGCTAAGCTAACTGAGGCACACCCAGCCATCGGTGCAATTTTAGGTGTAATTTCTACGTTAGCAGGTATATTCATGACGATTGGACCGCCAATCTTATCAGCTATTGGATTTATTTCTCAATTCGCGATGGCACTAACTGGTACTGCAACAGCAGCTGAGGCGTTCGCAGCAATCGGTAGTGCGATTATGAGCGCATTAGAAGGTTTAGGATTAGCCTTTTCTGCACTTAACGCCCCTATTTTATTAATAGTAGCAGCAGTAGCAGCAGTGATTGCTATATTCGTCGCTTTATGGAACTCATCAGAGGTCGTTAGAAATGCGGTCACAAGTGCGTGGAATGCGATAGCTAGCGCGGTAGGTTCTGCGATTCAAGCAGTCATTAGCTTTTTAGGTCAATTACTTGCTCGAGTACAAGAAGTGATGGGACCATTAGTACCAATTTTCCAAAATACGTGGAATCAGATCGTTGCAATAGTAGAAACTGCGATACAGGTTTTAGGACCAATCATCGCACAAACTTTTAATACTATTGTTACTATCGTCAAAGTTGCGTGGGAAGTTATTAAGGCGGTTATACAAGTAGCGCTAGAAATTATCATCAGTACGGTTACCGCTTTACTTCAATTACTTTCGGGCGATTGGCAAGGCGCATGGCAGACCATTTCAAATGCAGGCGCACAAATTTGGCAGACGATTGTTACAATGGCACAAAACATCTTCCAAATTTTAGGCGATTGGCTATCAAATTTATGGACTACAATCGTTACACAATTCCAAACAATACTAGGTCCTTTAGTCGCAATAGCAATGTCTATTTGGCAAAGTATTGTTACAACGATCATGACGGTTGTTCAAATGCTAGGCACTTTCTTATCAACATTGTGGCAAGGCATAGTAACCGTAGCCACTACGATTTGGACGACGTTAGTCACTGTGGCACAGACTATTTGGACGTTAATTGTCACTACAATCATGACTGTGATTCAAAATTTAGGTACATTTTTAGCTACTGTTTGGCAGAATATCGTTACTATAGCAACGACAATTTGGACGACACTCGTTACAGTAGCACAGACTATTTGGTCTTTACTTGTGACTGTAATCACTACGGTTGTTCAATCCATCATCACATTCGTATCAACAGGTTGGACTATGTTACTTACTGTGACATCAACGATTATGTCAACTTTATCATCAATTATTTCGGCGATTTGGTCGGCGATTGTTAGTATTGTCAGCTCGATAGTGTCATCAATTGTCGCTTTTGTTTCGGCTGGTTGGTCATCATTGATGAGCGTTACAAGTTCAATTATGTCGTCTATTTCAAGCGTGATATCAAGTGTTTGGTCATCGATTTCTAGCTTTGTATCAAGTATAGTCTCAGCCGTCGTTAGTTTCGTGCGTAATGGTTGGAACAACATGCTCAGTGCGGTTTCAAGCGCAATGCACGGTATCATTAGCGCGGTTATGAGCGGTATGTCTAGCGTAGTTAGTAATGTTAGAAGTGGTGTATCAAATGCAGTAAGTGCTGCACGTAGCTTTATAAGTAGCATGATTTCAGTCGGTAAAGATTTAATACAAGGTTTAATCAATGGTATTAAATCGATGGCGAGTCATGTTGCGTCAGTTGCTAGAAACGTAGTGAGTGGTGCAGTGAATGCAGCTAAGAGTGCACTTCATATTGGTTCACCATCTAAGTTGTTCCGTCAGTTTGGTATATGGACGATGGAAGGCTTGAATATCGGTATCAACAAAGAAGGTAAAAACGTCATTAGTGGTATGGGCTCAATGGCTACTAATATTACTAAAGCGTTTAACTCACAACTTGCGATACCAGATATTCAAAGTAACTTACAAAAAGCTAACGCTAATTTAAATACACAAATCAATCACAAACATACATTTGAAACTAATCCGTCCAAGCGTTTAGTTAAAGTTGAGTTTGATCTTAACAATGAGGCTTTAACAGCTATCGTTAATGGCGAATTAGCCAAACAAGATTCTATGTTTACATTTTAGGAGGTCGTTCAATGGATATAGAAATTAAAAAGAAAAACGGTAAGAAATACACATTGGGCGACTTCGGTTTTAAAGTAACCAATGTGAATATAGAAAGTACCGAGCGTGAAACACAATGGGAAACAAAAGAAAATACAAGTGGACGTATTTTATTAAGCAGTCAATATCGTAAACGTATTATTACGGTTGACTGTTTTGTTGTTTCTACTAAGTTAAACGACAATCCAAGATTACGTGATGAGTTTTACGTGTTAACTAATGATTTAGAACCGTTTTATATTAGAGAATTAAGAAGATCGAGGGATTTAAATTATCGTTTTATTCAACCGCTAGAAGATGACTATCAAGAAATTGACGATTATAACAATCTTGTATTGAATCATGAGCCGTTTAACGATAACTACTATGTAAATGGTAGACAGTATCAAGTTATTTGTTCTGACGTTATTTCTCCAGAAGAAAACAGAAAGAAAATCAACTTTTCACTCAAGTTTGAAACTGCTGAGATACCATTCGCAGAAAGTATTGGGACATCGTTAGATTTAGAAAAACGACCAGATAAAGAACTGTGGTCGAATGATATGAACATACCATTTGATGAGAACGATTCTTTAAGAACCTATACGTTTAACGGTCTATATAATAGCGCGGTTTATTATCACGGTAACGTTGCTAACAATCAATCTAACTTATACAAGAAAGTGACTATTGTATTGGGTACTGATATTAAAGCTACTGATTCGTTTGTTTTTTCATTAGGTACCAGTGATATTATGACAATCAAAGGTATTAACCTAAAAAAGAACGACAAAATTGTCTATGACGGTACACAAACATATAGAAATGGTGTGCCAATTAATAACGAATCGTCGGGGGCACAACCAAAATTTGTACCTGGTTGGAACGAATTTGAATTCAATCATTTTGTTAAGTTAGTGCAGTTTGATATGAAATTTTATTACTTATAGAGGTGTTAACATGTCAATTTTAATAAGCCCAATGCGTGGTCGTGGCAAGTACGTTGACACTTCTACGACTATGATTTCAAAACTCGGTGCTGATACAGTATTGAAATTCGATTTGATTGAGAATGAAGATACTTACGATGTTATTAGAGGTATTCGAAAACGTTGGAGTGTATCACGTGTAGAAGGTCCTAAAGACAAGAAAGAATATCTTGTTTTTCTTATCGATAGACAAACACATGGTAAAAATCAACGTGTATCAGTTAGTTGTAGATATAAACCGTTAGATATCATCAAACGTTATAGAGTATACGACTCAATTGAAGGTAGTTTTACGGCAGAAAAGTTCTTAAAGATAATTTTTAAAGGTACCGGACTTAAATATAAGATTACTAAACCTTTAGGCTCATCTCGATTTGAAAGTGCTGGAGAGGGCGAAAGTGTCGAAGAATTAATCAAAAAGTTTACTGAACATTTCGATGTTGAATTTGAAATTGAATATGATGATAAAAAAGATGAATATATCTTCGTTTTTGCGCCATATTTAAGCAAAAAACCAGACTATCATATCGATGATGAAATCAACGCTAATAATATGAAAATAGAGGAAGATAGCGGGGATTTGTACACCTATGCAGTTGGGTATGGCGACTATGACGATGATGAAGGTATAGAAAATCCAGGTTTCATTGTTAAATTCGAACATCCTAACATGAAAGATGTAGGAAGATATGACGCCCCGCCAATTAAGGACGGCAGAATTAAAGATCCCGAATTAATGCAAGATAAGTTAAGAACACTTATCGAATCATCTGTTAAAACGTCAATTAGCCTCGATTTTATTGTTTTAAACGATAGATACCCAAACACTATAGCCAAAGTATCACAAACAGTACACATAAGGCATGCAATACTAGGATTAAATGTATTCGTGAGAATTGTAGAGGTTACTTGTGTAAGAGATAAAGACAATGTAATCGTTAGCCAAGATGTTGTTTTAGGCGATTTCAAACGTAGCGATAGATATAGAAAACGTGTTAGTGAGGCGGCAAGTGCCGTTGGTGGTTTAGGTGGTAAAAGTAATTTTGTTAAGAATTATAAAATGACTACCTCAAGATCAAGTGCAGCTATTAGAACGAATCAAAAGTTAATTGATGATATTTCTGTAGCTAGTGATGAAAAAGACGGTTTAATGTCATCTGAAGATAAAAAGAAACTAGACCAAATTACTAACATTGCATTAAAAGCCAAAAAGTCAGATGGAACGAGTGTTGATTTAACAAAGGCTGAAATTATCGTCGATAAAGACGGTAATTTAAAACTGAAATAGGAGGTTTAACATGAGAAAAACCATATATACCGACCTTGAGACAATTTTCGGTTCGAGATTTGTTCGTGAAAACGAACTGAATTTTATCGCGGTTAGAGATATGTTATTCAATATCGAAGAAATATTGTATAAACATGGTCGTATTGATAAACAAGCTCATAATTCTGAGCAAATCAAATATACTTTGCCAACCGGTCCAAGCGTAAATGTAGGTCAAGAATTAACATACCAAAGTCAACGTATCAGAAACCTTGTGTTAGGTACGTTAGGTAATGGGCAACAAGAGGTAAGAGATAGTCGAACGTCAATGGACGGTCAAAATCACAAAATATTATCAGAACGTTTAAGACACGACTTTGCGTCAATCAGCGAAGATACTCAAAAAGTATTAAATGTCACTGATGACGCAACGCATTTATTTATACCTCCATTCATTCCTAGTGCAGAAAAAGGTGTTAATGAAACGCCTTTATCAAGTGATCCAACAGAAAATCTAAAAGCGTTTTATGATGTATTTGTCGATAATAAGTATTGCTTTAAAAAGTATGTTGGTAAAGACCAATCGAATACTTATAACGTTTATAGCTATACATTCCAACCACAAAATTACAGTAAAACAATTTTAGTTACATCGTGCATTCATGGTAATGAATATAGTGCATTTTATGCATTGAGTCGATTACTAAACTTAATGGTAAACGAATGGCATAAATACCCACATTTAGCCTATCTTCGAAAAAATGTAAGATTGGTAGTTGTACCAATCGTTAATCCATGGGGCTTTGCTAACAATGAACGCGAAAACTCCAATAATGTCGATTTAAACCGTAACTTTGATTATTATTGGGAAAATGGTAGTGGTAAAAGTTCATCAGGTAAAAACTACAAAGGTTCTAAGCCATTTAGTGAAAGAGAAAGCAGAAATATGAAATCATTAGTTGAAAGTTTAGGACGTTTTGCAGGCCATATGGATTGTCACAACATCATTTCACAAGTTAGTGACTATTGTCTGTTTTACCCTAGATTTTCAAACCAACCAAACAACGATATGACGAACCTATTAAGTGATATGTCGAATTATGGTGACTATATTACATGGGGATCCAGTACATTGTCATCGTTCAGCAACTGGGTAGGTATTTCTAAAAACATCACTTCTTTCTTACCAGAAGTTTATGAAGGACGTGCAGGGAAACCACGTTCAGCGCCAGAAATGTGGCGTTCAGTCTATTTCCTAGGCAATATATTAGCTAAACTTGCAACGATGGAAAGCAATAACGCCGGTCGAACTGCGACAGAACCGATAGTTAAATCATTTGTCTATAGTAGTCGTTACAATTCAACAGGTATTAAACCATTCTCATTAGTTGCGAAAGACGGTTATCAACGTATGCTAATGACACAACAACGATTTAAAGTAACTGGAAATGGTTTTGTAGAATTGAATGGTTCAATTACTGTTGAGCTTTCAAAAGATACGACGTTTGGTGTTAATCCGGGAGTTGTACAAAACTATAATCCGTTTAGTGGTAACGGTAAGACAAGAAAACGACAACTATTTAAAGTAGAACACAAATTTAAAGCGGGTGTTCACACCATACCGTTAAATGCGATTGCACCAGTCCAATACTCTACAACTTCGCCAGACGATGTTAAACGTACAAATGAAGTTATGGCGGTTGTTGATGTTATGCGTAAAGAGGGCGTGGCAAAAATTCTTAATATGATATTGAATGTGAAATTTACACCGTCGCACTCACATAACGCAGTACAAATGTTCACATCAACGAAATACGGTAACCAGAAAGAAAGAACATTTGACCAAATTTATCCAGATAAACCAACAGCATTTGATGTAAGAAACGAGATTATTAACAAGAAGTAGGAGGCTAGAAAATGGACGGATTATATAAAGAGGCTTTTATAAAAAGTGTAGATGAACCGTATTTAAGACCGATATCTGATGAGGGTATCGGTTTTTATAATATGGATATCAATACCGCAGTGTTAACGTTTCAAGTATTAAAAAATGATTTTCCGTTAGAAATCAGCTCGGTCAACACTGTAACTTATGCCTATTTCATTTCTGAAAATGGCTCATCAACTGGTCGTGTAAAAGTTGAATATGTTAAACCAATGGACGGTATTATTAGACTTACTTTAGACAATGACTTTTTAAAAGCTGCGACAGACACTTATGTAACTGGTCAGATTTATATCACTGCAGTAGGTCGTAAAGATACAGTCGTTTTAAATGAATTCCGATTCAGAGTTAAAGACGCTTTAATCAATCAAATTGATAGCGATATTAAGATTCGTTATATACGCGAAATTGATGATCTAGTAGATGACTTTAAAGAAAAGATAGCAAATGTATCAAAGAACTTCGAAAGTATTGAAAATGCACAAGCAGAATTTACAGCATTTGTTAATGGTTTAAAAAACAATTTCATTAAACAAGTGAATGACCTTAAACAAGAAATGAATTCATTCTCAGATAAAACACAACAGGATATTACAGATAGATTAAATGTAATAGATACGAAATTGCTAGAGGTTACAGATAAATTAAATATTAAAACAGAGGGTTTAGTGAATAACGATCAATTAATCCGTGAATTGTCTAATTATGTAACAAATAAACAATTTACTGACGAGCTAGGTAAAAAAGCCAATACTAGCGACTTAACTGCTATTTCAAGTGGTTTAGATAAATTGATTCAAGAAAAAGTCGACACGTCAATCGCAAAAATAGCTATGCAACAATTCGCTTTAACCGATAAAGACGGTTATATACCTAAAATTGAAAATCCAGATTTAGAAAAAATGAGTAAAATTGATAAGTCGGGACTTTATTATCTATACAATCCGATTAATTCTCCGGATCCTGACAATCAAAGCGGTTACGCTTTTGTATTAGCACGTAGCTCAACTTACAAAAAAATATTGTTCATGCCATATAATAAGCACAAAATTTATTCACGCAACATGATGGGAACGTCAACAGGTTGGGGCAGTTGGTATGACGCTACAAGTAATATCATGTTGAAATAGGACGTGTATAAAATGAAATATAATATCAATGAAACGCTTAATTTTCTTTTAGTATTAGGATTAGCATTTTATACGTTCATCAGAGGTTTTTTCTTTTTCAAAGAACAAGAAAGTGTATTGAGTGATAGTGATTTTTATTTAGCGTTACACCAAATCATGCCAATTTGGTGTTGGGGAATTATCATCATGATTTTTAGTATCATTCTAGCTATTTCTGTCTACTTCCTACCTAAACAGAAAACAAGTAACAAATACAGTTGGTTCTTATTTATCGGTGGTTTCGGTTGTGCTTTTCTATACTTTTTAATGACAAGCGCAAGTATCTATAATGCGATTAACTGGTTATCAACAATTCAATTCAGTATCTTATCAGCGCTTTGTTTTAGTATTGGCTTTGTCGGAGGTGCTGACATTTATGACAGAAGATAAAAAACACGTTACTTATGAGGAATGGTGGAAGTCACGTGAAAACCTACTTGATCGTATTAATGACGTTGATGAAAAACATACAAATTCAATTAGTGATTTAAAAGAAAAAATTGTTGAAGGTAATATGTATCAGAGGCAAACTTATGAAGTTCAAAAAGAGACAAACGAACAAATTAAAATCATGAATGACACTAACTATAAGCAGTGGGACGCGATCAAAGACATTAATTACACAGTAAAAAAACATGGTAATGATATACAAAAAATTGAAGGTAGTATTTCAGAAAAACAAAAAAATAGTGTGCAAATCACTGTGGCTTTTATTAGTGGTGGATTTGGTGTTTTAATTGCAGCAATTGGTTTAGCACAATATTTATTTTAAGTCGACGCAATGCGTCGGCTTTTTATTTTAGGCGAAAGAAGGTGTTTATATGGCATTGCCTTCAAGTGGTAAACCAACTGCGTCAGATGTAGTTGAATGGGCTAAATGGCTAGCTAAAAATAATAAAGGTGTAAACATCGATGGTCGGCTGGGCTACCAATGTTGGGATCTACCAAACTATATTTTTGAACGGTATTGGGGATTCAGAACATGGGGGAACGCAAATGCAATGGCGAACCGTTCACAGTACCCTAATAGAACATGGAAGATATATCGTAATCATGGTTCATTTGTACCTAAGCCAGGCGATGTTGCGGTTTGGACGTATGGTTGGGCAGGTCATACAGCAATTGTTGTAGGTCCTAGTGACAAAAGTCATTTCCGTTGTGTTGATCAAAACTGGTATAACGCTAACCAGTATTACGGTAGTAAAGCAGCAATCGTTAACCATGATTATGGTGGCCGTGGGGGAAGTCTCTATTTCGTTAGACCTCCATACAAAACAGAACCAGCAGACAAACCAGATAAAAAAGATGATGATGACGACAAGCCATCTAGCAGTGATAAAAATAGTAACAAAAAAGAAAAGAAAGATACTAAAGTAATCACTGTTACTGTTGGAGAAGATCCGGAAGAAATCAACGAACCGGAATTTATACCTCATAGAATCATCAGAGGTAAATTACGCGGTCACAATCCTAAAGGTGTAACTATTAAGAATGCACAAACAATGTGTAGTGTTCAAGACTTGTACTTCGACAGAAACAAATACGGAGATGAAAAAGAATACCCACATTTTTACATCGATAAGGATCATATTTGGCAACCTCGATTAATGGAGAACATTGTTCCTAGTGATCCAGAAAATATTGTCGTAGAAATAGCTGGAGATTATAGCGATACAAAATCAGATTTTCTGTTAAGTGAGATATATGCCCTTGTATTCATCAAAGAACAATTGGACTTTTTCAAGATACCACTTAAAACGTCAACCATAAAAATTGATGGTAGTATGTGGCGTACTATTTTAGAGCACGGCAACTTTGATAATGTTGTAGACGGTTTACCAAGCAAAGCAACGCTTGAGAAAGTAAAAAAAGAGTTGTTAAAACTGTATAACGATAGAAAATCACTTATTCAAGATTTATCAAAATCTAAAACAACAAAAACAGTTATAAAAGTTGATAAACCTAGTAGCTCAAGCAGTTCTAGCAGTTCAAGCAGCTCAAGTCATAGTAGCACTAAAGCAAAAGTAAAAGTACATTACAGTAACTATACTTTTGCGCGAGCAGTTAGTATACAGATGACTAAAGCGCCACAAATCAACTACGGTAATGGTTGGTATAATGCGAGTCGAGCGGCTACTTTGAAAGCTATGAACAGTTTAGAAATTTGGAACAGTGGCACTCAAAAATATCAAATGTTGAATCTAGGAAAATACCAAGGCATATCAGTTAGTAAATTGAACAAAATTCTAAAAGGTAAGGGCTCATTAAGCGGTCAAGGTAAAGCCGTAGCAGCAGCATGTAAGAAGTATGATTTGAACGAAGTTTATCTAATGGCACATGCATTTTTAGAAAGTGGAAATGGTACTTCGTATTATGCTAGTGGACGAGCTGGTGTTTATAATTACTTTGGCATTGGTGCATATGATAACAATCCAGATAATGCGATACCATTTGCAAGACGCGAAGGTTGGACGACTCCGGCCAAAGGTATTATGGGCGGCGCTAGATTTGTGCGTCGTGGTTATATTGATCAAGGACAACAAACGTTATACAGAATGCGTTGGAATCCACAAAATCCAGGTAACCATCAATATGCGACTGATGTTCGTTGGGCACAAATACAAGCAAGTATGATTAAGAGTTACTATGATCGCATGGGATTGAAAGGCGAATATTTCTTACGCGATAGATATAAACAATAGGGTTATGCACTGTGAGTGTGTAGCCCTTTAATTATGATGAAAGAGGTGTTTTGATGGAATTGTACAAAGGCGGAAAAGTAGACGCTAAAATTAATGAACAGGGCGTTAATTTAGGTAATATCAACATTAATTTGTATACAATGGATAACTCAACTTCTGTTATTGATATTTACTTAAAAAAGAAAAATCTGTTTAGCGAAGATACTAACTATATTCCTATCAATTTAAATCAAACAACATTCAAACCAACATTACATTTATTCACTCAAGACGGTTCTATATTCTCTAATGAGCCACTAGAGGTTATTAAAGCCGAAGATGGTCACGTTAGATATTTAGTATCTGATTACGTTACGCGTCATGTAGGACAAGTCCAATGTAAGCTATTTTTAGTAGATAAAAACAACACAGATGATAGCTCACATGTAGCTGATTTCTTCTTTGCTATTAATGACAGTGGCTTAACACAAGCCGTTGGGAAAGAGATACATGTTGATTTATTAGACGGTATTGTTGAAAAGATAATGAAATCTAATATCGATATGTTTAAAGGCGAAAAAGGAGAAAAAGGCGAACCGGGCAAAGATGGTAAAGACGGTAAAAATGGTATTGATGGCGTTAATGGTATTGACGGTAAACAAGGACCAGCAGGGCCACCTGGTACAGATGGTGTTGACGGTAAATCATTTACTTATGAGGATTTCACACAAGAACAACTTGCTAAACTAATGCCTAAATTACCGGATTTCTCTAAATGGCAAAAATACAAATTAACTAATGATGATGGCACTTTAACACCTCAAAAAGATTTAGATATAAGCGCAATATATAAGTCCGGTAATTACTATTTCACTTCATGTATAAATGGTCCATTTGGTTACACTGGTATAGGTACAGTGATTGCGAATTTTTATTCTAACCTACCAGATAATCCAAATAGTAGCTATGGATCAATCATTTTTATAACTTCAACTAATGATGTATATACAAGATTCAGACAAGGAACAACATGGACGTTATGGCAAAAATTAAATGCTAATTTCAGTGACACTGGTTGGCAAAATTTAACTTTGGCAAATGGCGTAACTGCTTATAGTTCTTCTAGTTTACCGAAATATCGCTTTATTAATGATAGAGGAATGCTTGAATTATCAATCATGGGGGCAGTTAAGAATATAAAAGCTACAAAAACAGTTATCGCGACTTTACCTACTAACGTAGTATCACAACTAAATAGAGATGTACCTTTCCTTCAAAATAGCTCAGCTAAGAACAGTTTAGCTACAACAGCAAGATGGTTTATAAAGAAAGATGGCACTATAGCATTAGACTTTGTGAGTTTTCAGCCTTCAGATATGGCTGAAACTGACTGGTACCCAATCGATATTACTATCAGATTATAGGAGGTAAAAGATGGACGCTAAAACTGTATATTTATCAAACGGAAAACCGTTTTTAGTAATGAAAAATAATGAGAATGAATTCATTTATCCCGACGCAAAATATACCGAAATAGAACCACCTAAAGACTTATATTTCACTGAAGAATACCCACTAAGTTTTAACTTTGATACAAATGAGTGGCATGGTTTATCTGAATTGGAATATTTTGATTTGAAAGCAAGAGAAGAACAACCACAAACCCCTAACGAAACAGATGTGAAAGTATCTAAATTGCAATTACAGTTATCAATGGCAAGTATCGAAAATTCAAAACTTGCGAGTGAATTGCAAGTCAACAAAGAAAAGACAGATAAGCTAGAACAAAACGTCGCAGCATTGTTATTAAAAATGACTGAATTAGAAAAGGTGGCTAAAGTAAATGAATAGATTTAAATATCCAACTTACGAAGATGTTAAATACTTTTATGACAAAGGTTGCTACACTGACGAAGAAATTTTAATTTATTACGAATGCGAAGTTATTACAGCTGAAGAATTTACAAAGCTAACAGGAAAAAACGTAAACGAATTCGAACCAATCTATAACATTTAGTTGTAGGTTGGTTTTTTTAGGAGGTTACACATGATCAGTAACGTATTAAATCTAAACCAATCAAGTGACGGTAATCGTATCAAACAGGGCGACCTATCACATATGACATACATCTTAACTGACGCTAATAGTGACGATTTAAACCTTAACGACTTACCTGCAAAAGTTTACTTAACTGATTCGACAGGTGTCAAATATATCTACGATACGACAGTTAAGCAATCAGACAATGCCTATGTATGCGATGTAGTGATTAATCAAATCATACCTGCAGGGACTTATACCTTAGAAATTTGGGTCGACAATCGCTATGTTTTTCCATCTGATAGTAAAACGAAGATACAAGTGACTGAAAGTGTCATTGGTCGTCAGATAATTAATGTAGAAACGCATAATTTGTGGGATGACATTTTAGCATATGGCCTAAAAAACGGCATGATTAAACAAGACAGTGGTTCTGACTTCGTTATAGGTAATCAACCACCTACTGATAAAAATAAAATTTGGATAGATACGGGAGTGACTAAATAATGGCAGGTATGACAAATGGCGTTTTAAAATTTTATGATGAGAAAACGCAAAATTGGGTCGTAGTTGAAACGGAGCCAATCGCAGAGAAAGTTGTAGAAATTATGCGTGATGATTGGTTAGAACACAAAGGTCAATTGGATTGTTGGTTGTTAAAATATACAACAGAAGATGACCCAAATTTGCCAGAACCAATCTATGTAGCACTATTCGTAGATAGTGAATCAGTTAAAAACTATGACAGAGATATACTAGAATATTATTTCAAAGACTATATCAATGCATTACCTAACAAAAAATATTTTAAGCTGAATGAAATGATTGATTATTTTAAAAACACATTATTTTTTGAATTGCCTCTTCAATTTAAATTAAATATTGATTTAGTACTAGAAAGTGGCGAGTTCAATTTTCCAGAAATAAATAGTATTACGAACAACGTTGATATTGTATATACGCTAGCAAATCAAGAAAAAGGCACGCTAACTGCTAGTTACATCTATAACGGTCATGCAATTCCGGAAAAACAATTCACTTACAAAGCTAACCTTTAAGGTTGGCTTTTTATTTTACTCAAAAGGAGATAATCAAATGACTGCAGATAAATTAAAACAATACATTGGATTATTTGGTGGTATGTTAGGGGCTTTATACCTTGCATTAAAAGCAAATGGAATCGAAGTTCCTTTTTTAATGCCAGATAAATTAGACGCATGGCAAAACTTCGCTACGTCAATAGTACCTTTTGTAATTGCGATATATGGCGTCTATAAAAACACATATGTTATTCACTCGCATTCAAAAGCACAAGAAGAATACTTAAAAGAAAATAATTTAAAATAGGAGTGTTATCAATGGCTACAGAGAATTGGAAAGGTGTTAAAGTAAGATATCAATTACTAACAAAAGGAACGCGCCGATATGGCGAAACAATGGATGGTGGAAAACCACAATTCATCGTTGCACATGATACTGGTAATATTAATACAACTGCTCAATCGAATGTGACCTATTATGAAAACACTTATAATATACCTTGGAATAACGTAGCTAGTGCTCATATATTCGTTGACGATAAAGAATGTATCATTTGTATACCAACAACAGAGAAAGCTTGGCATGTACTCTATGACGCCCCTACAGATAACATTTGGTACAACAAAGACGCTAACGATGTAGCGATAGGTGTTGAAATATGTTATTTCAGTGATAGAGAACGTAGTAGAAAAGCGTTAGACAATGGTGCTAGAGTATTAGCATATCTTTCAGAGTATTGGCATATTGATTACAAAACTAGAATGCCAGGACATCAAGATATTCAAGCAGATAAACAAGATCCAGGCAATGCATTAGAGGCGTCGGGATATGGCAGAAATACATCAAATCTTGATAAGTTAGTCGCTAAATACTACAAACAAAATGTAAAGGTTAAAGCTACACCAGTGAAAGTAGAAAAAGGTGCGACATCATTTACACGTGATGAATTCGTAAAATGGTTAAAATCTACAGAAGGTAAGCAATACGATTATGACTTGTACGCAGCTTTTCAATGTGTCGATTACGCAAATGTAGGTTGGGATAAATTATTTGATCATGAACTTAAAGGTAATGGAGCGAAAGACATTCCTTTTAATGCTTATAATAAAGATAAGTTTAAAAATGAGGCTACAGTATATAAAAACACACCTAGTTTTTTAGCTAAACCAGGCGATTTAGTCGTTTGGGGAGAACAAATGGGCGATGGTTGGGGTCATGTAGCTTGGGTCGTTGAGGCTACACTTGACTACATCGTTGTATTTGAGCAAAATTGGCTCGGTGGTGGTTGGACAAGTGGACCAATCAATAATGGAACTGGTTGGGAAACGGTCACACGTCGTAAACACGAATACGACACACAAATGTGGTTTGTACGTCCTAAATTTAGTAACAAGAAAGCAGAATCTAAATTACTCAAGAAATCAAAAGAGAAAAAGAAAGAAAAGCAGATCACATGGAATTGGAAAGGCAGATTTACTACTAATACAACAATCAAAGTAAGACGTAGTCCAAGCTTGAAAGGTTCTGTAGTTCCAAGTTCTGATTGGTTATTATCAAATCAATGGGTAGACTTTGTCAGCATTACAAAAAAAGATGGCTATTGGTGGGCGAAATTCAAATATCCTACTAATCCATCATCAGGTTATTTCTACTGTGCATTATGTAAGATAACGGATAAGCAAGAAAGAATTAAAAAAGAGAAGTATTGGGGTTCCATTAAGTGGAAATAATATGTTACATTATATACATGGATTTCAATCCAGTTTAGTTATAAGATGTTTTAGATAGTTACTTTTTTCTCTATTCAGAGGTAGTCGTGGGGACTACCTCTTTTTTTGTGTAAAAAATAGTAATGTGGTTTCGTTAAGTGGAAATAATATGTTAAGCTATTTATGGATTTCAATCCAGTTTAGTTATAAGATATTTTATATTCATATTTTTTCTCTTTTTAGGGCAGCCCTTTCGGCTGTCCTATTTTTTTGTTAAAATGTAAATGGGTACCAACAAGTCCTTTGGATTTCGCTTGGGAGACACTGGCAAGGGGTAGTCCTAGTGACTGCCCTGTTTTTTTGTGTTATGATGTACATTACATGCTATAAAATTATCAATGCTGTTTTAAATTCATGAATTGTTATGTTCCTAATAACCACCTATGCATGTCACTGGGTGGTATTATTATGTTACAATATGAGAACATGCATCAAAATTATGAAACGACAGAAATTTCAAAAACTGAAAAATCCATCTAACCGTCTATGCATGCCACTGGACGGTTTTTTTATTTGACTTTATATAAAACAATGTGTATTATTATTGTTAGAAAGAGATGTGTATGTTTGCTGACAATTAATGTATAAATTGATACGTTATTATCAGTTTTTGTAGGGCGGTCTTAAAGATCGTCCTCTTTTTATTTTAATAAACTTTTTAATTAGAGAGACTAAGAATAATCATTACATAGTATTATCCATTACACATGATATTGGTGTGTTATTTTCTACTAGATTTTTAGTAATTTACTAGCTTTGTGACTGACATGAATGTCACTCGCAAATATGGTATAATAAAATAGAAATTGCGGTACATATTTGAGGAGTGTACTTGAGGTAACTGTTGCGACGGTTGCCTTATTTTTATGTGAAAACATCTAATAAATTTACAAAAAGCATAAAAAGTAGTATATAATAAAATTAAAGGAGGGAGATCATTATGCCAAAACTAATTAAAATATTAAAACAAGCATATTTGATTTCTGGGGATTTGAATGCGGAAATAGGCAAAGAAAAAATTCGTCGCCATAGAGAATTTATAGAATCTAAAACAGACTCAGTAGAACTTAATAATGATTGGTATGTTATAGGTGAAGATATTAATAAATCAATGACTAATTTCAGTAAAAGAGAATTGATGTATAATGGAAGATAATAAAATAGAAGAAGTGACGCACGAAGAAGACGCAGAAGTATTAAAAAGATTGGTGGATGAAGCTGATCCAGAAGAACGCGAAGTCATTATGCGTAAGCTATCTATAACTAAAAGTGGGCCATTGCCGGATGCTAAGGAATTCAACGAGTACGAGAAAGCTTTACCTGGTGCAGGTGATAGAATTTTAAAAATGGCTGAAAACGAACAAGAAAATCGAATTGAACTAACAAAAAGCGAACAAGAAAAATATTATGAAAGTAACGATAAGTTAACAATTATCGGAGTTATTTGTAGTACAATAGTTTCCGCGTTTGGCATTACAGGTTCAGTAATTTTAGGTATTGTAGGCCAACCTTGGGCTTCAGGTATAATTGGAACGCTATCATTGGGTAGTATAGTTGCTAACATATTAAAGGCAACCTCTCATAAGTCTGAATAAGCAATCGTATCTTAACTGGTACGGTTATTTTTATGCTATAATATACTTAACGATAACGCCTTGCATTAAAATTAAGATACTATATTCTACTAGCCACGTTCTTTATGAGCGTGGCTTTTTATTCTTAAAAATGTTAGCATTGTTATTGGAACTACTTAGTTCCACCTTCCAAAAATAGATCTTTCTAATATTTTGTCCGCGTTCTTTATTGAGGGCGGATTTTTTTAGGGACTCGGGTCCCTAAAAAGTCCCTAAAAATTGGTTTTATATGGTGTGTTATTAATAGACAAAATAAAAAGAACCCCGTCGTTATGGGATTCTTAATTTTAAAAAGTGTTTAATTTTTGGTTATTAGCGTCCTGGGAGG